AGGGATCAAGACGTGAGATCCCAAGCGGCGCCGTTGTTTAGACGGCGCGCCGAACTCTTATTGCTAAGAGTAAGGCACCCAGCGCTCAGCGTAGCCGAGGACAGAGTCTCGGGGGGTTACCCCCTGAGCTCCATCCCCGACGCCGTAGAGCGCTGATGCGAGCACTACGTCAGGCTTAAAATGCTGCCACGCTACCTTACGGAAGCGAGCAGGAGAATAAGTCTTAACGTAGCGTATGCAGTGTTGCCAGCGGACTACCCATCGCTCTTCTGAATCGTGGACGACGAGATCTCCGAGGGCTTCTGGCCCCCGAAGTCGACGTACGTTACCTGGTAAAGCGTCCAAAACGCGAAACCAAGCACGAGTAAGAAAAGGACGATGAGCAAAAGAGAGATTGTCTTTACAAGCCAATCTCCTAAGCCCGTTAGCCATTGCGATAAAGTGTTGCGGCTCATTGGGTTCGACTTTCTGAAAGTAGGGACGTACGTCCATACCGAAGAAGTAGTCCCCGCCGCAAGACTCGCGGAATCCGCCCGAAGCAAAGGTTTTCTTCGCATTGGGTGTGAAACCGCTATATCGCAAAGCTGCTATTACACAGTCGAAAGCGTCAACCGGGACGATTATGTCGTCACCATAGACGTAGACGTTATCATGAATGCTGGCCGTGAGGCCTGCACGTCTGATAGCGACCTTCGAGATAGCTAAGAAAATTAGCGTCTCAAGTTCGAATGTGTACCCGTTACCCATCGACGAGAACTTCTCGAGACGAACGGTTTTGCCGTCAATCTCAGTAGTCGGGCTTCTTAGTGCGCTAAGCACGGAAAACCAGCTCGATGGGAGGATCAACTTGACCAAGTTGACCGAAACGGTATCGCTCGCATTGCTTAAGTCTATGGTGGCAAGGCGTCCGGATAAGGACGCTTCACAGGCAACCCGCCGGTGAACTTCTTGCGCAGACTTAAGATCGAGACCATGACGCTTCAAACGTTCCCTTATGACTTGACCGTAGCCAAGTTGATAGAAAACGTTTATACTAGGTTCGATGCATATGCCTCGATCCTTGGTACTATCCTTTGGCACCGTTGTGAAACGATTGCCTCGGACAAAAAGCGGTGGTCTGGAGTCGGCTGCACAGGCTCGCGCCCATGCGGTCTCTCCCCATTGAAAGAGGAAAGGCCATGCCGACCCGGTCAGAGTGGGTCGCGATGACATCTTATCGGGGACGGTGGTTAGCCGGCCACGATCGCCATATGTCGCACCAGGCCCGAATTTGCCTCTCAGCAAATCTGGGCAAGGTCCTAAGATATCGCTAACTTCTTTCCTGACCTCAGCGTAAAAGCTGAAGACAGCCTCATCCTTGGGGTCGTCAAGACAACCGTCAAGGAAGGGAGCTAGCCTTAGATTAGAGCGACAGCAGTCCTTCTCAGAAGCCCAGAAATTGGCTACGGCAACGGCCTTTCGGTCGATGCCGGTGTCCATCTCTGGATACTTCTTTAGAAACGAAACCGCTATTACATCTCTGTAATAACGATCCGGATCGAAGTAAGACTGCGGGTCAACTTGCATAGATGCAAGCTGCCCGAACTCACGGTACCTGACAAGTATTGCTACTTTGAGGGACACCGGAGTGGCGAGATCTTCGCAAAGAGCGAGGATCACGTTCACCACTTCATGTGGTAGAGCGCGTGGGGTCATGGACTTCTACGCTGGCTTATTAGGCCGGAGCGTAGCCCTCCTTGTGCGCGTCCTTGACCAGCGTTGCAGCCATCAGGTTGAGAGCCTGGGAAACTGCTTCGTTGATCTCGGTCAGCGGCATGTTGGAGGGAAGCAGGAAGGACGTGCTGAGGATGGCTTTCTCAGCGACGACGATCTTGCCGTCCGATCCGGTAACGGTGTAGGGCCACGTCATCTTTGCCTCGACGCGTCGGGCCGAGCCAGTCCCATTGGGACGGGCGACAACCTCGAACTGCGGACGATGCGCGATGGCGCTTCCGACACTGTTGTTACGCCAGACAGCCGGGGCTTTGTCGCCACCGGAAGCCTGCGCAGCAGTGTACACCTGGTCCGTTGTGCCGTCATTCTTTTTGACGGTGATGTTTGCCATGGTGGGCATGGATTGACTCCTGTTAACGGCTAGGAAGCCGTTGGATTAAGAGAGAAACAGCAGCTGCTGCTCTCCGCGGGGAAAGGACCCAAGGGTCCCGGACACGCAACTTAGGACCAGGAATAGATCCAGTTGAACGTGTAGCGAAAACCGACAGAGCGGTAACTTGCATTCCGACATAGGGATATGCCGGAACATACCGTTGTTGGCTCGTAATCTTGTTGATTGTGTAACGCTGAGGGTTTACGATAGTATACCCGGCGAAATCAGTAAACGAGTTCAGAAAATCTGATACGTTCACAAACCAGTCCACCACGAAGGAGAACGGGACCAACTCCCAAGCTACGATAGCGGGGTTTGTCACCCCCATTTGGGTGGCGAGTGCAAGGTTAGGGTTATCAATCCTGACCTCAGCTTGAATTCGAGCCTTAGATTCGTGACGATTTTTGTCGTAACGACTCCCGGACAAGAACTCGGGCTGGTCTCGCACAGAGGCGCCCCTACCCACCGCGAGGTGTTTAGGGATACCATCCGAGAGGATCTCAGATGCTCTGTACATGTCCGCGATGAGAGGCGACCATCCGAAATGGAATTCGAGATAGTTGTTCGCAAGAGCCTTCGGCCCCTTTCGGGACTGAAGGCCTTTCGGCACACTCGTTAAACCAAGTGTGGTTGCGGCCTTATCAAAGCGTAGTCTTCGCAAGTCGTTAACAAACGACGTCAATTGAACTGCCCGACGGGCAATCATCGACATCGCCTGCTTACGCTCAGCGAGTGCAACAGCGAGAGAAGCTGCATTGTAGACATCATCACGGAAGCTGGCGTATGCCCTATTATAGGCTGCGTCAGAAACTCCTTGATAGTTCTGCCACAAATAGCAGTTACCGCTGACATTAGCCGTCTGCACGTTCTCAAGCGGAGCTTTCCACTTGATAATTTGCCGATGGTCTAATGAGTAGCCCAGGGGTACCGTAAACGGCTTCCTTTGGCGACTCCAAACGCGTGTGCGATTCAGCCAATCTGGCAGATAGCCATACGCGCTCGGCGGCCCTTTGGCCGTGACCGTTTGGGAAAACGGTCCAGTAATCGGGGCGACCATTTAGGTTCCCGAGAATTGCTGAATGACCAAATCAGCAAGTTCGATGAGCAAGCTTTCCTGGGCCATCGTCAGGTCGACGAACAGCCCGCTTGCTGTGAGCAAAGATAGAAAGAGTTTGATTTTCCTTTTCAAGGGAACTCCAAATTTCTGTCCTATCAGTGCCACTGATATCCTCTGTGACCTAAATTACAGAGTCAACAACGGTTGATAAGACCGGGTTGAGTACTAAAGTAAGTACGACTTCAGCGAAAGATCCCTCCGACTTAACCATTCAACAGTTCATTCCACAGGTTCAGACGGCGCATAAGCACCATCTTTTCCATGGACTGAAGTTGATTGAGGCTAATCAAGGAATCTATACGCCCCGCATACCAACAGGCAACCTGCGCCTGGTAGGCTCGCGCCGCCAGGTACTGGATCATCTTGTTAGTAGAAAGAGTGCGATCAGATTCATTCATGAATAGCTC